TGAAGCTGAATATACGCTGAGTTATTGCTACTTGTTAAGTTTACGAAAGTGCTTGCACCATTAACAATTAATCCACCGTTAGCTGTCACATTGCCAGTGACATCCACGCCTGTGTTGGTGGTGGCGAGTTTTTCACCGTCAGCATAGTAAAGTCGTGTGGTATCGCCAGACCCTTGAAAATATTTATTAAACGAAGTGTCGGTTATTTGAACAGAAGCACCGTTAATCCGCAAATTTCCGGGGCCAGCTTCTGTGATATAGGATGTAGAACCGTCACTGTAAATCTGAAGATCATTAGAATTTCCAAATGATGCTTTTACACCGTCAGGTAATGTTACTGCGCTAGAAACGCTGAAAGTGCCATAGCCAACAATATCAACAGTGTCATTAAGAGCAGCACCAGTTGCAAGAACGACCGTCGATCCATCAGTAGCAGTAAAATCTGTACCAGAAACAAGCTTAACGCCATTAAGATATACATCTACATATCCAGCATCATATGTTGCAGAAAATGATGTCTGCCCAGATGTTGCTGTATAGCTATAACGAGCAGATGTACCATTTACTGATGATCCAGCATTAACAAAGCCAGAACCATCATACACTTTCATAGTGCTAGCTGTTGTATCAAACCACAGATCACCTGTTGTCGGTGATGATGGGGCTGTTGCTGAAATAAAATATGTATTAGCAAAAGAGTTAATGTCAGTCAGATTAGTGGCAACAGTGTTGACGTTGGCAATGTCTGCGCCAACTAAATCAACATTAGCAATGCTGTTAGCTACCGTATCAATCTCTGATACAGCTTCGTTCAAGTCATTAGCTGCGGTAATAACTGATGCAATATCAGCTGCTACTGTCTGCAAATCAGTGTAATAAGTAGCTACTGTAGTCACATCAGACGATACACCAGCTACTGTATTTACATTAGCAATGTTACTTGCTGTCGTATTTACGTTAGCAATGTTTGTTGCCACGGTTCCGATGTCAGTTGCATCAGCGGCTACAGCAGTGACATTAGCAGATATACCAGCTACAGTCGTCACATTAGCTGATATGCCTGACACTGTAGTTACGTCAGATGAGATACCAGCTACAACACCAATGTCTGTGCCATCAGCAGCCACTGTGCTTACGTCAGCAGAAATGCCTGCCACTGTATTAACATTTGAAATATTGCTAGAAACTGTACCAATATCACTTGCATCCGCAGCCACCGCAGTAATGTCGGCAGAGATGCCAGCAGCAGTTGATACGCTTGAAGAAATTCCTGCAACAGTGGTTACATTGGCGTTAATGCCAGCCACTGTGTTAATGTTTGATGAGTTAGCATTAACAGCATTGATGTTAGACGCATTACCAGCTACAGCACTTACATTGCTTGAAATGCCAGAGACAGTAGTAATGTCGGAAGCAATAGCAGCAGCATCGCTAATAGCGTCAGTTGCTACTGTACCATCCTCGATGTCAGCAAGCGTGGCAATGTCAGCAGCCAAAGCAGCTACAGTATTAACACCAGATATTGTAGGGCCAGCTTCCGGCTCACCAGTTGTGGCATTAAACGCAAGAGTTGTTCCCTTACGAGTATCAAGGTTAGGTAGCTTTAGATCAACAGTTGTATCTGAGTCAGCAAGCTGAAGTGTACGAGTAATCTTTGTCTCAAGCTCTTGCTCAATAGCAATGATCTTGTCAAGCTCAGTGTTCAGAGATGAGATGTTAAACGGCCCTGACGTTGGAAAGTCAGTAGTACGCTGAACAGGAATGTCACGGAAGATAGTAAATGTGTCAGTACCAGCAGAGTAGCTATCACCAAGAGTAACATAACCACCTGAGAAACCATCATCTACAGCAACTCCAACAACAGCAAATGTCCCTGTTCCAGTTCCTCTGGAAAGGGTTGTGTCTGTGCCAGCAGCGTCAGTAACAATTACATTAAGATCATCCAGATCAAAGAATGGAAAATCAATGGTAAGCTGAGTAGTGTTTGCTACGACAGCTTGGGTGTACTGAACTCTAGCGTCATCATCTGCTATTTGTATTGTCGCCATAATATCCTCTTATACATTGTTGGCTTAATTGCGTTAATTCACATCTATTGTCCATACGCCCAATCAAAAAATGGATCGGCAACAGGGTGATTTCCAAATGGAGTCAAGAACCTAAGGCTATCAGCAGTTTTCTGATCTGCCTCTCCTGTTATAACATCTGTCATAATGCTTGCCGCATTACTAATGTTAGCAGCCGTAGGCCCGAGAACAGCGTTTAGCTTTGCTCCATTAGGAACGTATTTCTTAGTTTTATCTAGCGCAGCTGGACGCAATCCAAGTCTGTTATTGCTTAACTTTTCAACAGCATTGTTAACGTCCATAAAGTATCCAGTAATGCCACTGCGATCTATTGCATTGATAAGTTTCTCATCAAATGTTTCCTTACGATCATCGAGGCCGTACTGTTTTCTCTTCAACTCATTGGTAAGTGCGCCAAGACCAACAAGCAAAAAGGCTCCTTGCCAGAAAGCACCATCACGTTCTTGTAACCCAGATGTTAACATGCGAACAGTTGCTGCTTGACCAAATGATTTAAACTGAGTCAACAAAGATCCAAACTCTGTTGATGTCCACAATGCTCTGTCACCAGCCCCAGGGGTGATGATAATACGTTCAACATTTTGATTAAGAGCATTTCTAAAAGACAAACGCATCGTTGGGTCAGTCCAAGCTTCAGTATTCGGCATCCACTCGCCGTCTACTTGCTCACCATGACTTCTAATTTGCTGAGACATACGCATATGTTCCTGCTGACCAATGCCATTCTTTAGAAGCTTTTCCTTGTCGGCTTTACTCAAACTATTCCAAGGCTTCATTATGGCTTCAGTCATACGAAGCATTGTTACATTACCAGCAAATTCTTTTAGAGCTTGGTTCCATATATTAAGGCCGTTCAGAACAAACATAACTCCTGTGCTTGCGCTTAGAACACGCTCAACAGCAAAACGATTCCCAAATACATCACCCAAATCAGCAAAAGCATGCGCTCGTAAACCGAGAACAGCGTCAGCAGCAACAGCAGACTTTCTAAGTTCGCTTTTAGATAAGCGATTGATTGTTCTAGCTTGTCGAGCAAATTGTATCTTAAGTCCCTTGCCATAAGCGTTCTCAATGCCCTCAACCATAACTATTCTGGCAATGTCTGGTATTGAAGAAACCATTGCACCGCCCATGCCAACAAGAACATTGAATGACTTCATTGATCTGACAAAACGGCTGCTCATTGCATGTGGGTCTTTAGACGCACCATATGTACCACGCAGCCTGTCACGCAAACCACGAATGTCACGAAGATCATTAGCCAAAGATTCTCTAAGATTATTCTTAATCTGAATGTCAGTTGCTTCATCAATAAGACGAGTATACTCATTAGTAACATCATCAATTACAGACTTCATGTCTATGCTGCCAAAACGTCTGGCAATCTCGATGTCCATGCCCATAGTGCGAGTATGATGACGCAGCAATACCTCGATGTCGCTTTCAAGAAACTCTTCTATAAGCTCATCTGGTATTTCAAATGTACGCATTTTTGTGCTTGCAGGAGACAATAGCTGGTCAAGATCGTCACCTTCTAAGCCAATATAAGGTCTTGAACGAGTTACAGAATCCATAACCTCATCAGCATATTTCTGAGCAGCTTGTCTGCTCATGCCTTTGTTCTCTATAGCCCAAGCACGAACAATAGAAACAAACCTTTGTGGGTCGTCCATAATTCTGTCAATACGATAAATGCGAGGCAGATAGGATGCGGCAGTATTAACAGACACGCCCTGAGATCTTACATTGTTTAGATGCTCTGTGAGTCTAGACACCTCAGCTGAATCGCCTGATCTACGAGCAATTTCTAATGCTTTTTGTATCTCTGCTTCAAACAACCTTACATCTTCAGCTTCTTTTTTAATCATATTAAGCTGTCTTCTTGCAGCCGCAGCTGCCTGACTAACGTAAGGAGAAGCTGCATCACCAACTTCATCGACATCTCCACGACGCATTGCCTTACCAATACGAATACGGAAGTCAACTTCAGAAAGATAATCACCTCCTGATTTAAACTTATCGCTTATTTGAGTTCCAAGTATTTGAAACGAACGAACAATATCACTATCACTAGCAACCTTGCCACGATAGTTAAGGTATGCTTCATCTGATTTACGCATAGCTTGAAGAAGCTCAGAAAGATAACGAGA